GACCTTTTTCTACATCCAAACCGTGCCAGGATACACCGTTGGCTATATGTAAAGCCATATCAAGTGCCAGGAATGTTTTACCGCTTCCTGGAGATCCATAAACCATTGCCATCGAGTGAGTAGGGATCATCTTATCAACGAGCCAAGGAACCGGCTCCATACTCATTACTTCATTTATAGTCATAACCTTTATAGGTGTTATTGGTTTATTGGATAAAGGCTTGGTTTGTTTAACCAGCTTGAGTAGTTTGTCAGCTGTATTGTCTTGTAGCCAATCGAATATATCTCCTTTTGGTGCTAGGTTTGGTAATTCTATTAATTTAATGGACTTTGCGAGTCCCTGGAGTGTACTGATAACAGTTCGAGCGTGTTTCTCTCCCGGTTCATCGTTATCAGGGATTACGACTACATCTCTATCTTTTAAATATTGGCTATGATCCTTAGTCCATTTACCGGATCCTCCGCTGTTACAAGTTGCTAATAAACCTAATTCCTCTAATCTTAGTACATCTTTTTCACCCTCAACAATAATTACTTCTTTGTTTGGGTTTGCTTTTATGTTAGGTAAACGAAACGGGAGTAGGGATACGCCTTGTAGATTCCATACCGTCTTACCGTTTAATAGTTGTCGTTGTCTAAATGTCTTTGGCTCGTATCGTACAACCTGGTATATCGTTTTACCCGACTCGTCTTGATAATCATATATAGTTTCTTTTTTGGTCGAAGTAATGATGTCATCAATATCTTGACGCTTTTCAGACTTCTCAAGTCCAACAACATCATATAAAAAGTCCTCAATCTTTGTGCCTTTTGGTGCATAAGTTTCGATGAGCTTGGTACAACCGCCACCGATTTCCTCCTCGAAGTTGTACCAAGTTCCATCTTGCAAGTTGACCACCTTACTACCGTGAGTACCCCATCGCAATTCTTCGGGTTTGCGGGTTGTAGGTGGACCCCAAAAAAAGACAGCAACGGACTCTATGCAATTCGCCCATTTGTCTTGCATTATTAAAACTCTGTATCACTTGGCTTATCAACATCTGTCGATATTGGTGTTACATTGTCATTATCACCAGGCTTAGTTACCCAGCCATCAAGCTCTAATGTTGGTAAGCATATTGACGCTTGACCGACTTTCATCATTTCATTGCCGGTAACTTTAACCATAGCGACTTCATCTTTATGACTTTCCTGGGTTGCCTGGATGTCTTTCCATAACTTCATAACAGCTTCTCTTGATGCTCTTTGATTTGTCATCCATTCTCTCCAACCGGTGATCGGAGATCCGTGTTTATCAGTTAGATAAATACTTAGATAAAAAGCTTTTTTATATCCATCTTTCAGCTGTATTTTTCCGCCAGGAACATCATTCCATTCCCATATCGGAGCTACACCCTCTTGGAGCTTACCTTGACCGATCTTGATTGATGTTGTATCGATCAGAAATTTCTTTAGATCACATTTCTCACCATCAACACTCCAAGTTTTTTCTTGTGATCTCCAGGCTATATATTCAACTGAATCATTACCTAAATCTAAATTACTCATTTTCATTTTCCTTATTAATTGTCGCTGGATAGTTCTCTGCAATTTTACTCCAGCTCAAGAATAGCTTCCAAGTTTTCCAAGGTAAGACAGCCAGGGGAGGTTGCTCATCGTCCCTTACGAATAACAAGTCAGAGTCATCTTGAGCTAAAGCCTTGTACAGAGATGTAAATGATTTTTTTCTACGCTTACATTCAGCATACATACCGGCTATTTGTAAATCACTTTTGTATTTACCTTTTAATGCACCGGACATAGGTTGCCTCTCAGCTTGGATGCCTAAAGATAAGTGAGCTTGTTCCATTTCTTTTTCAAATGTATAGCCTTTTTTCTTTGGGTGTTTAATTGCCATCCGAATCTCCAGCTGAGGTTATTATTCTCTGAAAGTCCTCAGATTTATTTTGCTGATTGAGTGCGATTCGTAAGATTTCATCAACGATAGAACTTTCAGATCTACGCTCTTTAATTTTACGATCCGCCAATAATCGACAAACATCCTCAGATAAATGTAAGTGTTTTGAAAGAATTTTCATTTTTTTTACAACTTTCTTTTCAATAAAATCAATTACTTACACGATTTAGTACAAATAAGTACCATTTCGGTATTGCAAAGGTACTAAATAAATGCAATATTAACTATAGAAATTAATGCGAAACAAATTAGACATAAAATCGAAAGGAGGTGAGGTAATGACAATTAACGAAAAATTACATCAGTTAATTCAGGATCAAAAAGATAAGTTTTTTATAAATCCTGACACAGCTAATGATACCGATGTTTTAGGTATTATGATTTCTCAATACTGTAAATGGCAAGGCGATGACATATTCGATGTTGCTCAAAGTGCATTCGAAGATGCTAACTACCATTCATTTAATAATAACTTTCAACAATTATGGGAGAACAAATAATTGAAACTACTAACTAAACAAAATATAGCTCAGCTCAAGGCTAATGCTAAAGCCAAGAAGCCGATAGCTTATGTTAAGTTGTTCAATCCAACCGGTAACGGTACTTGGTATCTATCTGAGCTGGATGACAACAACATAGCTTACGGTCTAACTGATCTATTCGAAAAAGAACTTGGTTACATATCTTTAGATGAGCTAAGTGATATCAAATTACCTTTTGGTTTAACGATCGAGAGGGATTTATATTTTAACCCTACACCACTAGAGGAGGTCAAATAGTGAAAAGATCTGATTGTGCCTTAATAAATAGGTTAAATGATGGTAATAACACATCATCACTTGCTGTTTTGCAAAAAGCATTACAAGACCAATTTCCACTTTATAAAGTTGGTTTGTTTGATGTCTTGGCTTTTGCGAAACAAAATGCAAAAGACTTACCGGCAGAAATAAATACCGAGGTAAGAGAGTTTGTAGATGACTTAGGATCTGCAATGTTCAAAGCTAAATTAAAGACCCTCGAGCAAGAGGGATTAGCTGATAAAGTAACTATAATAAAGGAGGGTAAGTAATGAAAATAGATAAGAGATCAAACGAATCTGTTTACATAACAATTAATGGCTGGGTCTACTACATTGATGATTCAACCGGAGAACAAATAATAGAAAAATGGAGAGAGGAGGGTAAATAATGACAGATGATCTAATATTAATATCTACCGGTGGTGATTTTCATACCGGTGGACTAGCAACTAAACCAACAAAGATAAAAATAGACCATAAACATAAAAGGTCTGTTGATGCTTATTTAAAATATCAAACTATTTTTCGTTGTAGTGCTTATAATAAATCATTTCCAAATGATAAAACAAGTCAAAAAGCATTTAAGAATCTTGGAAAAAGTTATCGTAAACTTAAAGAATTAAAAATATTTGATTCTAAATATCATTTTAGGACTCAATGGGAGTATATGGATGAGTAAACTTATACAAATAGGTGTTATAAATGGTCGCACTAAAACCGTTAAGGTTACTACTCTTGTTAATAATATTCCAATAACTGTTGTAAAACCGATAAGGAGGTACTATGCTTGGTGATACTATGGGGAGATTAAAGACCAATCAAAAGGTCGTTTATTATATAAGAGTTAGCACTAAGAACCAATTTAGATCTAGCTTAGGTATGTCAGCTCAAACGACATCTCTTAATCAATGGGGTCATAGACATAATATTCTTGATCATAATGTAGTAGGGATATTTAAAGAGGTTGAGTCCGGTAAGAAATCGGATCGGCATAGACCGGAGCTGTTGAAAGCCTTAGAAATGTGTAAAACACATAATGCTGTATTAGTTGTAGCCAAGCTCGATAGACTTGCTCGTAATGTAAGTTTCTTGACTAAAGTTCTTGATTCTAAAATTAATCTTATTGCACTTGATGTACCGGAGCTGGAGAGTAGCTCAACAAGTCGTATGATCTTAACGATCCTGGCTTCAGTAGCTCAGAAAGAAGCTGAGGATATATCGATGCGAACTCGATTAGCACTAGCTGAGAAAAAAGAACTATTAGAATCCGGTGCAGAAACTACTTCTAAAGGTCTAAGTCGTTTAGGTACACCTCTCAGGGATACTTCTATAGCAACCAAAGCTTTAGTTGCTCAAGCCAATAAAGATGCTGACGAAATATGTCAGAAAATAATAAGAATTAAAAGCGAGGGTAAAACAACACTTAAAGAAATTGCTGTTGCTTTGCAAAGCCTTGGAGTTAAAGTTCCTCGATCTAAAAAACATAGTGATTGGTGGTACAACGAATCTAAAGGTGTACACAGATTATCAACACTTCGAAACATTATGATTAGAGGAGGTATATATAATAGTTGATTTCGAAAAAAAAAAATTATATATAAAAATAATATGAATGAAAAACAGAAACAAAATGCAAAGAATTACGAAAACCATATTTACGGTAAACGAGCTAATCGAATAACAATACCGCTTATGAATAATTCTCATATTATTTCAGCAATGAAAGCATTTAAAAAATTAGCTATGGAGCTAGAGGCAATAAGTAAATTACGACTTCCGGTTCATCAAAAGATTTTTATGGCTAAGTATGAATGTTATCAAGCTCATCGTTATTTACTTGAGTCAGCTGACGAATCTGAGCTACCCGGTAAATATGTAAATGATTTTAAAGGGATCAAGTAATCAACATTTTGTGTTTGTTTAGAATTTGTATGTTTCGTTTTTACAAAGGAGCAGAAAATGGTAAAACAAAACACAAAAAAAACTAAGGGATGTGTTATCTCTGAAACTGACGATAAAATAATAATGTATCATAATGCAGATAACCGCATAATATATATTAGGTCAAAAAATCCTAAACACAATATATGGTATAAAGACGCTGAACAACCTGATCAGGTTAGTAAGCTATTTAGTATCACAAATTTACGAAATTACCTAGCTGGATTCCTAGTAGCTGGTTTAATTTTATCTTTCGGTTATCTTGTATTAAGAGGTTTGGGGGTTATCAATGGTTGGTAAAATTACTGATAATAAAAAAGCTAGTTGTTCTATAATTAATATGATTATGGGATACAACAATAGAACCTCGCAGAATGACATACTAAAACAAATATGTAATGCTAACGATGGTAAACAAACTGTATTTCAAAGCGAAAAGTATAGTCCTCCTTGGTGGGGAGATCAGGATGAGGCTAGTATTTTAGAAGCTGGAGCTGGTAAAATCGGTTTGACTCAATTATCTACGGAAATAAAAGAGCCATTTGTTCATAAGACATTACCGCTCCAGGGATCAGCTGACGGAACAGCTCTTGCTGAAAACCTTACGATCGAAACAGATGTAGATAGAGGTATATATGTAATGAATAAAGAGAATAAAATTACTCTTAATGGAGTAGGTATTCTTGAAGCTAAAAACACTTCTGTAAGACCGGAGGATGTACCAGCTCCTTCTCGAGGACCTATCCAGGTACAAGGATTAATGATGTGTTCGGGTTTTAAATGGTCAATAATATCTATTAAATATCGTGGTGTTTTTCATAGAGTTTTTGTTTATGGTCCGGATCCTGATATGCAAAACAAAATTTCTGAAGCTGTAATTGATTTTCAAAAGAGAGTTAATACTTATAAAGCTGAGGGAGTTTATGATTTTTATCCGGTAGCTAATCCATTTGACGGATCCGCAACCTATGAACAATCTGAACCTGATGCACCAGCTATAAAATTAAATGAAATTGATTTAGAAATGGTTGAAAAACTAAAGGATGCTCAAGAGCTTATAAAATCAGGTAACAAAATTAAGGATGAATGTACTGCATACTTAATGAGCAAGTTAGCTAATCACGAAAGAGGTGTCGCTGATAATCTTGAGATTAAATGGGTTATGAATGCTCCTCGAAAAGAGTATATGGTCCCAGCTCGTCCCGCAATGAGATCTAAATCAATAAGAATAGTGGAGCCTAAAAATGATTGATACAAATCTTACACCTAAACAAGAGAAACTATATAATTATATTTTAGATCATCAACAAAAATCTAAAGTTGGATTGAGCTATGATGATATGATTAATTTTATGGGATTATCTACAAAAGGATATAGCACGATTCATTATTATGTTAATGAGTTAGAGCGTAAAGGCTTTATAAAGCGTCAGCTGGGTAAAGTCCGTTCTGTACGAGCTATCACCTAAAAAACGACCCGCTAGGAGCCTCGAGGATTAAGTTTTCGAGGTTGTCTAGGGGTAAACTACCTACCTAATTTCAGCTAAACTTTGCATTAAAGAGTCTTGCTCGAGGTTTAAGTTATTTAAATGAATACTATAAATACTATGTGATATTGATGTAATTTTAAAAGTCGGTTTGAAAAAAATTCTTGGAGGTTTTAGCATACAAACAAAAGCAACAATGTCTGATGCCATATCCTCAGTTAAATTTCTTTTATTTCCATTCGGTCCTTGTTTAGTTGCAAATCGAAATCCATTTCTATCTTTTATTTTTGTTTTAGAGCTTTTAACTTCGATTCGATATGGTTTGTTATCAATAATTGTAATTAGATCGAAACCCTGATGATTAACAACTGATGTATTATACCCTAGGTTTATAAGAAAATAGGCTACAAAATATTCAGCTGTTTTTCCTAATACCATAACCGTTTACCTTTTTTATTCCAGATAACAACCGGGCATTTATAATCTCGTCTATGAGGTTGAGGAAATTTACTTTTGTTGGCAAATTTCATTTACGCTAGATAATGTACAAATCCAAAAATCAAACCGGCACCACCAATTCCGATTCCAATAAAAATAATAATTCCTTGTATTAATTCTTCTCTCTGTTTTTTTTGATATGCAATTTCTAGCTTTCTTTTCTTTCTTATTTGACCTTGTATTCGTAATAATTCATCCCAGGCTTTCATACCAAATGTTGCGATCATATAATTTTTTAATTCATTCTCCATCGCATCAGCCTTTTTTTTTGCTGAGAATTGATCAAGTGCTTCTTGTTCTACATTTGCGACTTTTTTTATTTTTTTGGTTTGCGGGTTTCTTACATTCTCGATGGCGGTCATCCATCTTCCCACATCTGACATCATTGATTCTGCATTTTTTCCAAGATCAAAACCTTTTTTGATCGTGTTAAATGTCGTTGTAGCTACCCCTAATGCTGTAATTGGATCCATCTATCATTGTCATTTTTTGTTTATAAAACTTGAGATCCCTTTGATCCCGAAGCTAG